TAGCAACATAAAATGCTACCGCGGCAACCAAACCGGTTGACGCTAACCCAACAACACTTCGGTTCCCTTGGTCGTTAAGAAACGATGGTACGAAGTTTGCGAGTTTTTCTTGAACTGGCTTACTAATTGCTATCGCAGTACAAACCGCGACGACGAGAGCTTGAAACTGTTCGTCAGTTAAATTAAATGGGTTTTTATTCTCGGGTGCCTTCTCAGCCTTTTGAACAGGTTGTTGCGCAGCCATCATTGGTGCTTGCATTTGCATTTGCGTCATGCGAGGATCTTGAGCCATCATTGGTGGTTCTAATGGTGCTTCTGGTTGACCTATAATTTCGTTAATTGGTGTAGAGTCCATTGTCTGTTTATTTTCACTCACATTTTTTTCCGTCATAAAACTCGGCATTTGCTGTTGTTGTTGTTGTTGCTGTATTGGTGGCATCTGAGGTATCTGGGAAGGTCCAGAATCGTTTGGAATAAAATTGGTAGACTGGTTATTATTTAAATTAACCATACCGTCTCCATTATCAGAAAGATTCATTGTATAAACGTCCGTCATATATTATACATGGGTTTTTCGTTTTTTTGTGTTTACGCATTAGCCTGGGTTATTGTCGTAAGGTATACCTAGGGTATAAACATCCAAACGTTTTTATAATTCTAGGTAAATCGTTTAATTCGTCGTAGTTAGACATGTCGTGATCTATATAAACGGTTTGTGTTTCGTGACACACATCGACCAGTACGCGGTACCCATCGTCACCGTTTGTAATCGTTTTTTCTTCATCATACTCTATATAAACCTGATTTCGTTTAGTATCGGGTTTATACGGAGGTATAAAAGCTGGTGCTGGTATTGGTACTGGTAATATATTTAACGCTGAACTTAATCGTCTAGAAAAAAGTCGTATCATTTCTTCTTAATAACTTTTAATGCAGTTGTTTTTTTAACTGTGTTTCGATCGCCAAGTTTCATGTTACCGTGTCTCGGATTAAACATCTTTTTATGCGTTTGCCAATATTGAGGTGCGCCAACCTTAAAGTTTTTCCTGAGTTTTGCTTTATACCAAAATACACAATCTTCTATCCTATTACTCTTAGACGTATTATCCAATACTAAACACTCGTAATTCTCGGTACATGAATCCATGACTTTATTAAACATCTCGAATGTTGGAAAAATACCGAAAAAGGATTTATACAATTTCTCACGATTTTGAATGATATTTTCACGTAAAATAAACACGTAATCGACGTTTGCCCTGAGAGCAGGGGGCAAATCCATACAATATTGCATGGTTAACATGAAAAATATCTTCCAGTGACGCCCGTTCATGAAACACTGTCGGATACACGTATCTTTCATAAATTTAGAATCGTACATACAATCGTCTAATAACAGGAACGCACCACAATTTGTTTTACCCATACCTACCAATCTCTTCTGTCTATCCATAACACGCTCTATAGCTTCTCTATCGTAATCACCGTATATGAAAAGGTCTGGTATATACTGTTGATAATAATGATTACCTTCTTCTGTTGCTGATAAAACTATTCCAGCTGGTAAATGCTTTTTATGGAATAATATATCAGTAACTAATGTTGATTTACCCGTATTACGTTTACCAATAAAAACACACACTTTATCATCGGCCATGCCTTCGGGTTTGAATTTTCGAAGTTGAAGATTCATCTAATGTATCGCCTCGTTTTATTTTATAAAATTTTACTCACGTACAATAAGAATGGCTGGTAGAATAAAGCTTGCCGCTACAGGTGCTCAGGATCAGTGGCTTACGAGTGAGCCTAAATTTTCACATTTCCTGACGAATTTCAAACGACATACGAAATTTTCAACAGAAGCTATAGAAATTCCCTTCGATGGTGAACCTGATTTTGATACATCTGTTGAATGTCGTATACCCGATAACAAAGGAGATCTCATCAGAAGTATGATGCTTAAGTTTACTTTACCTCAACCCACTGGTACTCCCGGTTCGGGTAAGGATGTTAGATATAATAAATCTATAGGTTCTCGTATAATAGAATATGTAGATTTACGTATAGGTGGTCAAACTATTGAACGATTAACTGGTGATTATATATACATGTACAATCAAATACGTCATACACAAGATGATACCGATCAAAGCCTTTATTTCTTATCTGGTCATAACGGTTATATACCGGTAAGTTACGATTGGGACTATAATGTTATGTTACCGTTTTACTTTTTTAGACATCCAAGTTTAGCTATACCAGTTTGCGCACTCACAAAACAAGTGGTTGAAATTGAAGTAAAATTTAAACAACTAGAGGATGTTACGGTTACGTATACAACAGCATCTAAAGTAATAGAAGATCCACCATCCGATGTATCATCGTCTATTAAAAAAGTATCTTTAGTCACGGATTTCTTTTTTGTTACGGAAGACGAGAAAAATTTTCTATTATCGAGACCAATTGAATATGTTATTACACAACTTCAAATGTCACAATTCAAACTTAAAGCGGGAGAAACGAAAAAGTCTGGTATGCTTAATTTTAAACACCCGGTAAAAGAAATGTTTTTCATAGCTGAGAGTGATGATGTTTATAAATATAACCCAATTAAACACGTTACTATGAAATTTAACAATAATACGATCATTGACGCTAATAATTTAACGCTAAGTTATCAACACCCTTTAAAATATTATACGGGTAATACTGGGAATAATTTTGGTGTGTATAGTTTTTCATTAAAACCAGAAACATATTACCCAACAGGACAGGTTAACATGAGTAGAATAGCACATAATATGATAGAAGTAGAACTCGATAGTCCAGATTCAAGTTTTGGACATAAAGTTTACGTATACGCAGTTAACTATAACGTATTACATATAGAAAGCGGACTCGGTGGTTTAAAATTTTAGTGAGTTATACTAGTAATGGCTGGTCGTGTTCAATTAGAAACATCCGGTCCACAGGACGCTTTTTTTACAGATGACCCCGAATATACGTACTTTGTAAAAAATTTTAAAAAACATGCCAATTACGCCTCGTTTACAACGGACTTAGATGTTGAAGGTGAAGTAGAATTTGGAAATACAGTGAGGTGTACTATACCTCAAAATCAAGGCGATCTTCTTAAAACTATCAGTTTAAAAATAGATTTAAACGCAATAGACCAATCCATAAAAAGTTCTTTACACTCGAATACGACATCCGTCGAGTGGAATGAATCTATAGGTCACGCAATGATTGAATATATTGAACTTTTAATTGGTGGTAAAGTTATTCAAAGACTTACGAGTGATTTCTTAGCCATATATTTCGATAATTACGTCACACAAACAAAACAACATTCTTTATCAAAACTTATAGGTAAACCACCGGATGAACTTTCTGGTTCACCCGCTATGAGTGCCATAATAGGAAGTCATCCCGGAAGCGGTGAACAAAATATGTTTGTAGACATACCCTTTTATTTTTATAATAACCCAGAACTTGCTATTCCTATTTGTGCTATAAATAAACAAGAAGTTGAAGTTATTGTAAAACTTCGTGATATCGATCAGTGTATTCATTCAATTAGAAGTGATAGTCCATACACCGGGTATATTTTATACACGGGACTTAAACCTACAAATCTTATAAAAAGTTTGAAAGTTACAACGGAAATGGTATCGTTAACAGATCAAGAAAAGAAACACTTAAACGAAACACCAATTGATTATACGATAACACAAGTTCAAGAAATTCGTAAACAAATAGAACAGGATTCAACTCCTCCTTGGTCAACTTCAATTAAGCATAGACTTGATTTTATTAATCCCGTTAAGGAACTCTTCTTCATCATTCAAGGAACAAGGAAGACAGTGGACGGGTTTTATAACGCGACGTTCGATTACGATAATTCGTACAGGGATCAAGATAGTCGGTACATTAACTACGAACAGTTAAAAAAACTGGAACTTCAACTCGACGATTCATACCCTATAGAAGGTGCTTCGGGTGAATGTATAAACTTACGTGCCGTTCAAAGTGGTATACACCATTCCCGAACACAGTTATTCAGGAGATACTATTCGTATAGTTTTGCGTTAGAACCGGAACGATGGTATCCCACTGGTCAAGTCAATTTTAGTTTAATTAAAGACCAGGTTTTAAAACTAACATTAAACGCAGAAGATGAATGTAAAAGAGAACTTAGAGTTTTAGCGCATAGTTATAACATACTCCGAGTGGAGAACGGTATTGCTAAAACATTATTTTAAATATGAATCAACAGGAAAAAGATGCTACATTACAACTCGTCGAAGAGTTTCAACAAACAGCTATAAACGTTGTACAACCCGTCATGGAACAGGCTATAGTTTTTGCGGCCGAATACGCAAAAGCGTGTGATCGTGATACTATACTCGCTAAAGATATGGAATACGCAATGAAATATTGCGCAATGAACGAAGTTGGTAAAAAAACGGGATCACATTTCCCAGAAATTTATGATGATTCGGATAGTGAAGAAGAAGAATTAGACGTAGTAGACGAAGACGATATTGAATTTGAAAGATACTCAGGACGAGAATATAAGTTTGTTAAAATGAACATGGCGTATGATAATTGGGATACATGGGTGCCGAAAAACCCGACAGAACAGATGTTAAAAAATGCTATAGATAGTAATGGAAACTCGTGAACCTGAAGGATGGGTAAATAACGACGATATATGTTTCAAAATATCAGATGATGTGAGTTATTCAGGTGATAGTGAAATAGATTCAGATAGTGAAACGGAAACAGAATCGGAATCTTCTTCAGGGTATAATTCATCGAAAGATGAAAAAAATATAACGTTTAAAGGGTATATGAAAAACACAAAAAAATATAAAAAAATTTTTTTGGATGAAGACTTCCTCCCAGAATAAAATATCTAATTATAATAAAAAATGTCTGCTGCTAAAGAAACCATTACGCTCGTCGCCTCCGAACTCGAAGCTCAATCTCTCAACGCGATTGTTGCTGGGTTCTCCTTCGCCGCCGCCCTCTCTTGGATGGACTTGGTGAGATGGTTGGTTAACCAACTCGTCAAAGTCAACAAGAACGGTGGTATGAACTACACTCTCACTGCCTTGCTCACAACACTCTTGTCCATCGTTGTCTTCATCGTTGTCTCTAGATTGTCCAAGAAGGTCAGAAAACCAGGACAACCAGTCTTCGCGGTTACTCGCTAAGTTTAATACTTGGTTTTTTTATAATTACAAGTAAAAATAACCCAGTTGCAATTACCATAAATATTGGTATAAAAGAATCCCAACTATGCACATCCTCAAACTCTTTGGGGATTTCCATAGGTGTTGGTAATGTCTCGTCTCGTCTATATCTCGGTATATTAACAAATTTATCAGTAGAACACGTTACCGCAAGTTTTAATATATGATTTGCGTTTCTAAAATCATATGGTATGAGTCTATTGTTACTACTATAGTAAAATTGTACACGTAAACTCGATATTGTCTTTTGAGATCCACTATCGAAATTATGTTCAACAGCGTCGTCTACACCAGAATAATTAATCACGTCTCCACACATGAGAATTCTACCCGTATAAAAAGGTGTTTCGGAAAATATAGTCTTGTTAAATTCATCAGAACCACTGCTTAATTTAACAATAATACCATCGGCACCTTGTAAATTAATACTTCCAGTTTCGAGTGTATAAGGTG